GATTACGGGCGTCAAGTGGTTGAGTGTGATCGTTGACACAGACAACCCCGATCAGGCGGCGTGGCGCACCGATTCCGCTCTCAGGAGCGAGGTCGAGCGCAAGGCGATCAACTATCGGTCGTACCTCTCAACCGAATCGGACGTTGACAGCCTCGGATTCCGATCATCATTGCAATCCACCGGCACGCCGTGCGTGATATTGCAGGATGCAAACGGCAAGCTGGTTAAGGTGATTAGACCCGCCAATCTGGCCGATATTATGGCGATCTTGGAGGCGATCAAATGATCTACTTCTGGCCGACTCCCGATGGTGAGTGGCGGGGCCTTGGCAACAAGCCAAGCACTAGCGGCAACATGCTCGCCACGATGGGCAACCTGCCGGATGTACCCATGTCCGAATGGAAAGACTTCGATCTACGGCCAAACGCGCCGATCAAAGTCAAAGATCAGAACGGAAAAGGGGCCTGCAACGGACACGCCGCAGCCACATCGCTGGAATGGGCAAGATACATCTCAGGCCAACCGTACCGACCGCTTTCGGGCTGGATGCCTTACGCGATTTTGTGTCGTGGTCGCGATGTCGGATCATCCATTACCGACGCCCTCGCCTTACTCCAATCAACCGGCACGTGCGAAGAACCATTAATGCCTTGGGGCGCTATCAGTCCAAGCCTGATCACCCAGTCAGCACGGCAAGATGCGGCACGGTTCCGAATCGAAATCGGTTACAAGCTCGAAACATTCAAGGATCTTTGCATCGCTTCGCAACTTCGCCAGCCGTTCAATTTCAGCGTGCCGGTCAACGGCAATTTCAATTCACTGGATAGCTACGGCAGGCCCATGAACCACGCTGGAACCCACAATCACGCCGTCACGGGCGGTATGGGCATGAAACGATTGGCGAACGGTGAATGGGCGATCCTGATGCAAAATTCGTGGTCCGAAAAGTGGGGCCAAAAAGGCTATTGCTGGATCAGTGAAAAGAACTTGGGCGGATGGGGGTGGGATGCTTATTCGGTCGTTGCAACCACGCTTGATTCAACCGACAGAACACCTGAAATAAATTAATGAAACGAAAAACACCCCGAAGTCGGCTCAATGCCATGCCAAGCGGCACGGAGTTGGAGCGTATTGCCCGCCGGATCCTGACGGAGCTGGGCAACAACGTGGCAAGACCGTGGCTGGCGATTTACGACCGTAAGAAGGAAGCCGACCCGTTCACCGCACCACTTGACATGGCTGGCAAGTTCATACCGATCATCGAGGCATGGATTGACCAATCAGGCCGGTCACTGCTGGTGTCGCTGGATCAACAGGATGCCGACCAATGGCTAGTCCGTGCTCCGGAGGTGCTCCAAGCCGCTCGCGAGGCTGTGCTGGATCTGTGTAACGAGACCATTGAGCAGTTCACTAGCGACACGCTCAAGACGCTGGAAGGCATGCGGCTGGATATCGCCGCGTCCATCGAGTCCGGTGAAACGGCTGGTGAATTGACCAACCGAATCAGCACATGGATTAAGGACAATGCACGCTGGCGAGCACGGCGCATTGCAATCACCGAATCAGCACGGGCTTATAACACCGGTCTGGTTAAAGCCGCCGAAAGCCTTGATTTCGTGGCCGGTTGGGAGTTGCTCGTCTCAGGTGACGCCTGCCCCATGTGCCACATGATATTCCGGCTGTGTCCGATTATCCCCAAGGGCGGGACATTCGGCACGAACGGCAACAACAAGACTTACAAGGATCTGAAGTTCCCGCCTTTCCATCCCGGTTGCAGGTGCAGTCTGTTGGAGGTGTTCGATGATGAAATGCCAAAGGAATTGAAACCGCCCGTCAAGCCCGGTGAAAACGGCTACTTAAGACCATCTGAAACGGATTACGAAACGGCTGATCAAGGCGGTTATTTATCGGTTGCAATCGGCAACGCCAAATCTTTCACCAAAACAGGCCGGATATTGGAGGCTGACACATGATCACTAAATCGACTGATTCCGGCATCAAGACAAGCGATACAGGCGGGTTTGTGGGCTATGCTGCCCGCTTTTTAAATATCGACCGACAAGGCGATATCATTTTGCCCGGTGCATTCCAGAAGTCAATTCAAGACTTTATGGACTCGGGTGGGCTAGTTCTGTCTGATCACGAAAACAAAACCTCTGCCGTAATCGGCACGCTCAATGATGCGACTGAAGACCGATCTGGTTTGAAAGTGGATGTGACATTTTCAGCCACAAAGGCCGGTCAAGACATCCGCACTTTGCTCCGCGAAAAAGCGGTTCGCAAGATGTCGATTTCATTTCTGGCGAAACAGCCGGAACGATTAAGCAAAAAGCAGGTCTCAGAGCTTTGGGACCGGTACGGATACAAGCCAAATACAACTCAAATCAGGCTCGCCGAAAAGGGTGCGAACCTGATCAAAGAAGTGTCGGAAATTATCGAAGTCTCGGTAGTGCCGATCCCGGCCAACTCAGACGCCTCGATTATCAGTGTCAAAGCACACTCCGACGATGAAACACCGACCCCGGTGGTGGATGCCAAACTCCTGGCGAAACTGTTTCGCCAGGCGGAATTGGCTGACTCGATATTGACCGCCGCCAAGCGGTAAACGAAAGGTTCTGATATGAGTATTGCATCTGCATCTGAAATCCGCTCAGCGGCATCCATCGCTGAGGACCGCATCGCACTCGCTTCCACAGTGATTGCATTGCGCGACGAAATTCTGGCGGCTCCGGACGATGTTCGGGCCGAGAAATCTGCCGACCTGCAAGCCGCCAACGATCGGCTTGAAGCCTGTGACAAAGAATACTATCTGGTCAAGGCTGTTGAAAACGCCAACGCCATGATCGAAAGCCTTTCGGCCAAGCCACAGCGCCCACAGCCAACCTACAAAGCGGCCACAATTGACCGTCGCAGTGGTCAGGTGATTGACGGTGGCGACCTTGCCGACCTGTCAGATGCTGAAGCGGTGTCGTCTCGCGATTACAATAAGGCGTTCGAAGGGCTTCTGGAGGCCCGTGGTAACGTCGATCGGGTCAAGAGTCGCAACCATCGCGACATGCTCGAACGATACGGTAAAGGTGGCGACAGGAACCTTGGCTGGAATGAGTTCTTTATTCCTTTCTCCAAGGCCATGACGCTGGCATCGTCTACGAACGGTTCCAATGCTGTCGCTCCTGACTTCCGGTTCGACATGATCACGCAACGCTCAGTCACACCGAAAGCGTTGCAGCTCTGCCGCGTGATTTCGACCAATGTTTCGAGTGTCACGTTCCCGAAAAATACCGACGCCAATACTGACGGAGGTTTGGTAGGTACAATCGGCACTAACAACCGGCCAACAAAAGGCGAATCACCAACCGCTACGGCGATCGACACCGGGCCATTCACACAGCTCACCGTCACTGCCAAGACCGGCACGATGGTGCAGGACATCTCGGCTGACTTCTTCCAAGATGCGCCCGGAATGTCGGCTTACCTGCAACAAGAATCGAGCAAATTGTTTGCGAACCGAATTGATAAGGAAGTCTTTTCGGCGACCACACTTTCTGATTCCTGTGAAGCGATTCTGGCTAATACCGGAATCGGGACCCAGCTATCAGGTACATCGGCGAGCCTCGGTGTAGACAATGCCAAGATTTACGACAACTTGGCTGACCTGTTCTTTTCCTTCAAGGAATCTTACAGTTCCAACCTATCATGGGTCATGAATCGTGCCACACACGGCAAGCTCTATAAAGTGAAGGATTCCCAAGGAATCCCGCTGCTTTCAGGCTTCCAGCAAGGCACGTTTGCAAATTCTCCGAGCTATCAAATGTTTGGAGTTCCCGTGAATTACGTCGATTACATGCCCGCGTCAGGCGTGGCCGCGGCTCGTTCGGTTCTGGTCGGCGACTTCCAAGAGTACTACTTGCTCGTCCGCCAAGGCTTTACGGTTATCATTGATGACCTGTCGAAGCAAGGTGATAACCTGATTCGGCTGAATTACAAGTACCGAATCGGTGGTGCCGTTCGCGATGCCCGTGCATTTGGAAGCCTCAAAGAAGCCGTTTCCTGATTTTGGTTTGTCGGTTTGGTAGTCAACCCGGCGGGTCCTTCCCTGCCCGCCGGGTTTCATTTACATTTCGAGGCAAATCATGGCCGCTTACATCTCGCAATCTGAAGCAACCACCTATACCGATGTGATCGGCACTTGGACCGCCGCCGCTGCCGTGGCCTACCTGTCGGCGGCATCGTCATTGATCGACCAATATTGTGCTCGAACTTTCCTGCCTGCTGATTTGACTGCCGATGTGAAATTGGCGATCGCGTTAACGGCTGTGCATTTGAGAACGGCGGGACAAAATCCCGGTATCCTGACCAGCGAACGAATTGGCGATTACTCTGCGACTTACCAGATGTCCACCACCGGAGGCGGTTTACCTGCGATGGCGGTGCAACTGTTGCAACCTTATCGAGTGGTGGTGATCGGATGATCAACGCGACATTTAAACTTGATTGGCAGGGTGGTGATTACACGACACGTTTGCATAGTAAGCTGAAGGCCGCGGTAAAAAAGAGTGCAGTACTTGTCAGGCGGACAGCGTCTGATTTGCTCAGTAAATCAGGGACCGCAAACAAGGCGATCCAGGCACTGAATAATACAGGCAAATTGAAAGGTGCTGACGCAGTGGCCGAGCGGTTTCGCCGTGGCGAGGCTGCCATGCGAAGTTTGAAAGGGTTTGACGCCGGTGCCAGCAAGATCAGGCACGGCGGCAAGTTCAACTTCTACAAGGCGAACACAGAAACAATTCGGTGGCAACTCAATGGCCGAAAGGCTGTCACCAAGGTTAAGAAAGATCCGACAAAATACAGTGCCAGCCGTGTCTACTGGAATAACGCGACGCACCGCTGGACCGAAGCGTCAGCACCAGGCACGCCACCGCACCGGCAGACTGGCAAGTTGAGCGAGATCGTTTACGAGTTCAGCCAAAGTAGCCTGCACGCCAAGATTGGACCACGTCAGGGGCTGAAGTATGCACGTGCTCAGGAACTTGGATACAAACGACTTCCCGCACGCCCATACCTCAAACCCGCGTTCGACACCTGCGCAAATGCCATCATGATGAATTTCTACACCGCTATGGTGGAGGCTGCGAAATAATGCAAACGCCTCACGTCATCAACTACTTCGCAGCCATCGAAACCGTCTCCACAACACTTGGAGGGATCAACCGGACTTATCCGGCCACCGGTGCCGCGATGTCCGCATTCGTGCAATTTCGGAGCGATTCTGTTGCGATTGTCAACCAATCTGAAGGTAACAACGTGATGGCGGCAATCTACTTCAACGGTTTAATTGCTGCCAAGGCTTACGACCGGATCAACTACAACGGCATCTGGTACGAGGTCATGGCCGTAGTGCCCGGCAATGGGCCACGTGGGACCATGTACACCCGTTTGAGCGTGGGGGCGAACGAACAGATTTGAATATCAATACCACAATCCAGAATATCCGCTCGAAATGGGCCACGATATTCCCGCTCCTGCCGTTGTCGTTTCAACTGGCGCCCGGCACCGCCAAGCCGCCTTACGCGGTTCTGAGGCTTTCGAGCATCACGCCAAACGAGCCGACCACCACCTACCGTGATTGGCAAATGACAGGCACTTTTCACCTGTTCGATATTTCTGACACTGCAATCATTGCAAACACTCAAACCCTGGTCGATGCGTTCGACCGTGGTGCCATCACGGGCATTGATTCGTCGTTAGTACAATCCGCCGAGATCGACGTAAACTACACCGATCAAGGTGCTTTGTGGTCCTCATCCGTCCCTGTTGAATTCCGCTGGACTACCTGACCTGAAAGGCTTGAATCATGCCATCTACGCCCAAGACCACGTTCTATTCCACCACCGTCACGTTTGGTGGTGCATCCATCGCAGCTGCCTCGGCAAGCTATACCGAATCGGTCGAATTGGCCGATACGACCACAACCGCCGATGCTGGCTACAAGTCGGTTACGCCTACGCTCAAAGATCGAAAGGCCACCGTCACTACTTATGTCGGATCAGCCAACAGCACACTACCGGCGATGGGGGCCAACGGCTCGCTCTCGTGGACCGGTGGTGGGGCTGCGTTTCCGGCCTATGTGCAGGATGTTTCGTACGGTCAGGCGCAGGTCAACGGGGCCATTCCCGTGACAATAACTTTCCAAGGTAACGGGAATTAATCCGTGGCTAATCCTGCAAAGATCGCTAACCCAGTCCTCACTCGCGATTTCAATGGCACACCTTACAGGGTGGGGAAACTCACCCTGGGTGCGGCGTTGGAAATCGAGTCGTATTTGTCTGAACTCAAAACGCCCTATGAAATCCTTCAGGATTCCAAGGCGTTGGAACAGATCGGCAAGGAACTGGCTGATCAGCTTGTTTCCAAGGCACTTCAAGAGACTCACTTTTGGCCACCTGATGCAATCACCGCGTTATGCAGCCAGAAGTTCTTGGTGAAAGCCGACTTCGGGATTGCATTTCTATCGGCGGTTTTACGGCACTACAACCCGCACTTACAGCCGGATGAAATCTTGGTGATCGCCAAGAACGCCACCACGACCGATGTGGTCGAGATGCAATTGATTGCATTTGGAGCGAATGAAACCGACCCAAAAGACGAGAACGCCGCAGGTCAGCCGACGATGGCGGACCTCGCGAGTTCCT